TGCTTCTTTAATAGGACTTTCCAAAACTGTGTTAGCATCAACGTGCCATGCTTTTGTACAGTCATGATTAAAAACTATAAAGGTACACATATAATCAGAGTATTTTCTTTTCCACTCATCCAGTAATCTCTTTTTACGGAAGGGAATGCGAAGTTCTTTCCAGTTCTCAGGCCATTCCCCGGTCCAAGAATATTTTATNTCTACTTCNTAAAGTTGTGGATACCCTCCATCATCTGTCTTGACTGTAAGATCAAAGAATGTAGTCTCTTCTGAATTTACACTGCATCTGGGTTGGGTAGCTTCAAGCCACTCAATCATATGTTTCTTGGCTACACTGTCTGCTTTATTATATAGATTTCTATCAAACTGTTTCTTCATTTTCATCTCCGTTTAGAAAGGGATTATCTACCTGAGACATCCTTCCGGTTTGTCTATCATAAAATAGATAACAGGCTATACCTGTATCTCCTGTATAACGGTTCTTTAAAATTCTTATTGTAGTAGTGTTAGCTTCTACTTCATCATCTGCCTGTTGATTTCTTTCCATAGCTATTACACTATCAGATAGATGAGCTATGCTTGCTGATCCCCTAAGATGAGAGAGACTAACCTCCCTGCCGTCTTCATGTCCTCTGTCACCAGCAGGTCTGCGTAAATGAGATACCAGCAACAAGGCTATGTTTGTTTCTTCTACAAGGGATCTTAATTTTGTCATAAGAATATCTATCGATCTCCTTTCATCTCCAAATTCTTCCTGACCCGATATTAAAATGGACAAGTGATCAAGAAATATCCACTTACATTCAAGTGCCTTTGCCATATGTCTTATCCTGTCCAGTATTTCATCATTAGATACAGAACCGAAATGATCAAAGGCAAAGAACCTTTTAGTATCAACTGTTTTCTTTTGCCAATCTTTCATCTGCTCTCTTGTAAACTTTTCTCTGACTTCTCTGATATATAATCTTTCATCAGCTTCGACACTCATTATATTAAACGCTGTATTTTTAATGTTCTCTTCCATACACAGAACACCTATATTATCCAAGGTATTCATCATGATATGATGCATAAGCTCTCTGATAATAGAACTCTTACCCATCCCTGCACCACTTGTAAAGGTAACAAGTTCACCAGTTCTAAGACCGTATGTTTTCTCATTCATCTTCGGCCAAGGATAGAGACAGGTTTCATAATACTTCTCATCATAAAGACTATCACCCAGATCAGCAAGATTTATAATACCTGCGGGAGTATATGTCTTGGCATCCCACCAGAGATGGGTGAATTTTTCTCTCTGATTTAATTTTAAATATTCATTAGCATCTTTTAATTCAAGATTAATAATNTTACATTTGTTAGGTTCAAATAATTGAGCTACCTTTCTGGCAGCTTCCCGTCCCGGTCCATCATTATCAAAACATAATACTACATTTTCAAACTTGTTTAGATATTCAAAAGCCTGTTTACAATTTTCCAAAGCAGAAGCTACTCCATTCTTGATGGAAACTGACGGCCACTTGCTACCCATTAATTCAAAGGCTGACATGGCATCGACTTCGCCTTCACAAACTGTAATATATTTACCACTTCTATTAAAAATATTCTGTCCAAACAAGAGTGCCTTGGACAGACTACCTTCTGACCAGAATTTCTTACCATCTACTTGCCTAACCTTATTAGCAATATGATTACCATCTTCATCAAAGTATTGATAGATATGGTGGGTGATCATGCTTCCTGTTTTCTTTATCTCTGTATTATATTTCTTAGTAGTTTCCTTGCTTATTTTTCTATCAGGAATGTCTGCTACCACTCCCTTTGTCTTACAAGAATCATATCCAGAATGTCTATCCATTGGTACTACCTTTGCTTGCTGCACTTTCTCTTCTCCAAATCTTGTTTCACAACTAAAACAAAAAGAGTGACCGTCCTCATGTTGAACATTTGCCTTGGTTGCTCCACATTCAGGACACGGCCCTCTTTTATTGAGCCATCCTTGCGTCATGACTATACTCCTGTTGAGGTTTTTTCTAATGTGTAAGTCACATCAGGAGTGTATCCCATGTGCCTACACAGGGTATTTCTATATTTTATTTCTTCCTGTGCTTCTTTTTTAGTCGGGAATGATTCTACTATTACATCACCCAATTCCTTTTTGAGAACCACATTCCATTTAACTGTCATTAAATGTCTCCTTCCAAAGAGTGTTAACNAAGTCTTCCTTGTCCTCCATAATCTCATCTATCTCCTGTTTGGCAAGACGCTTTGCTTCCTTCTGTGTGTACCCTTCATTACTGTATTGTCTTACCAGTTTTCTAAACAGATGGTTACGTTCCTTCTGCCATAAATTTTTACTCATAACTCCACCCATTGCTGGTTCGCTTTTTTATAACCTAAATCTTCCAGTTTTTTACGCAAGTCTTTTACTGTTTCTTCTTTCTCCTTTAATTGTTTTTGCAGGGAATCAATGTGCTTGTGTAGTATAGCAACATGCTTAAATTCTCTATCTGTTAGGGAAGGCATAGTATACTCCTGTCATAGTCGCATGTCAATGTAAAAGATATGAGTTCCTACCGCACCTACTGATTTAAAGCGAGGATCAGAGGCCCAGAAAGGCATAACATAACTGGCATGGTAATGAGTAGCACCTACAGTCTGCTTGATCTGTACTCCTTTAAGAGCCATCTCTGCAACATCAGATACCTTTAACAGAGCCTTGATATTCTGCATGCTTTCCGACTTACCATCGCACCAGTAACTAAACTTACATCTGTTTCTAACTGGATTCCCTTTCCAGTACATGCCTTGATGTACCACTCCACATATACTGTCAGGATATTTACTACTCTCTACTCTAGTTAATATAACATTGGCAATAGCCAACTGTGCTATCATACTTTCTGAGCGGCCTTCATGATAGACTGCTTCTACCAGACAATCAAAATCATCGGCCTTTACAGGAAAAATAAAAAGAAAACTCAGACTTATTAGTATTAATTTTATCATTGTAATGGGTAGATGTAGACATCTGAAGAGTCTTCATCATCCTCTAATAATCCTAAGTGAGACATAAATCTATAAGCTTCTGTTACAGATTTAAATAACTGAACACCTGTTCCTTCTTCGTTGGGTAAAATATCCATCATTTCTATATTCTTTGGATCATCTACATGAACAATAATATAAGACATCTTATTCTCACTCTTCATCACTGAACATTTTAATGATTTCTCCTACGTTTTCTCCTCCTGTATTTTCTCTTTTAATATCATTATGATAAAGCTGAGTCCAGTAAATCTCAAGTGCCTCAGTTTCTTGATGGGCTGCAAACATATGCATTTCACCTGCCGGGACGATAGACATATCACCATCAAACAGATGGGTGCTATCACATAGCCCATAATCCTTCCATCTTTTTATTTCCAGTTCGCCAGAGATAACATAGAAAGCATTGATCTTGGATTGATGACTGTGTTGAGAACAGTATCCTCCCAAGTTTACTTTTATTCTATGTATTTCTATGGCTGCTGACTGAAGCAGCGGTTCTGTGCTGCCCCAGATCTTACCTTCAATGGTAGTCATTTGTTTTCCTTTAATTTAAATAGAATCATTTTCTCTCCATCAAGAGATGGAAACTCAAACAACTGTTCAGCATTCCTATCGATAGGAGTTGCACCCACATACTCCCAAGTTGCTCCCTTTGCTGACTGTTCCTGTACCTTTTCAAAAAAGGTTTTATTATCCAAGGCAAACCAGATGGAAGAAACTATTGTAATTATAACAAACATTATATTTCCTTTCAAAAGTTTAGTATTATCAACGGCTTATGCTGCCAAAGCTTCCCATTCTGGAGAGGCCAGCATCTTCCTGATCTTATCTTCTCTGTTAACCTTTATATTATGTGGAGAACTTCCACGTCTGTTATCAGGATGCGAAGACCAGTAGGTAGCAGCATTGTAGGCAGTCCAGAGAGTACCTTCTTCCCTTCTTGCATAGCCTTCATAACGTCCCTTTCCATGTATGTGACGGTTCTCTTCATCGAAG